TGCCTGACGTACCAGCCACGCGGCACTCATACACCCTGCCGTTGGGCGTTGTAGGCACTACACGGTCACCTACTGCGTAAGTGGTTGTAGCTGCCCACGTGGTGAAGCGTGAGAAAGAATCAAGGATTGAGCCAATGTCCGTAGTAGACATCTGCGGGTAACTTTGAGCGGACACAAATAAGGATACTTGTGCTATTGCCTCGGCTCTGGTCATCATGCCCTAAGTATCCCACACAGAAGAAAAGCCCCCGGCACGTCTGCCGAGGGCTTGAGATACGAACCGCTAGGCTTATGTAGCTGCGGATGCTCCAACGATAAGCGAACCCGGTACACGGCTGGATGCCGTAGCGTTCACGTTGCCGATGTCGAAAGCCGAGAATGCGAACCGCTCTGTGGCTTTGAACGCGAGCGCGTCTTGATTGAAGTAATACTGGTCGGAAACTTCAATTGTAACCGTACGACGATCACCGAACGCTGTACCCATGCTCAGGTCACCAAGCAAGATGTAAGGCGTGGTAGCCGCGAGGGTCTTAGCCATGTTCTGCACGAAAACGACTGGATACCCGTAAAGCATAGGTGTAGGACCGTATGCATTTTGGATGTCCATGATGGAGTTCCCACCGAGTGCATCAAGCAAAGGAGCAATGGCGTTGTACCAGATCTCGCGATGCATGAACCACTTAGCCTGTGCAGCATAGGTCGGGAGCTTTGCGACCATGCCCTTAAGGTTCGCAAGTGTCGGGCTGTAGGTGATTGTCTGCCCGGTTGTGAATACCTGCAAGGAAGCAATGTTAGCCTTGGTTGCGTTAAGGTTGTAGACAGCATAAAGGATGCCATCGAGACCAGATGTGCTATCGACTGCATTGTTGAAAACAACGCGGTCTTCTTCCTTAGCAAGGACGTATGCCATATCACGGGCAAGCGTTGCACCAAAGTCAATGATGCTATCTTCGGCCAACTCTTTAGAAACCTGAGTAAGAACCGATGGCTTCTTGGCTACAAGGTTGACCTGTGCAAATGTCAGGTCACTTGCAGTAATAGCCGTGTTCTCCCCCGGATAGTACACAGTGGTCGATGCCGTTGCGTTAGGAACGTTCAATACATCAGAACTCATCGGGTAGATGCGGCAGTTCTGGCGAGCAACACCGAACTGCTCACGCAGATAGATAAGGTCGGAAGACAGTGGATCTGGAACAACATAGCCACCAGCGGTTGTCGTGCCTTCAGACTGTGCCTTCAGGTTGGCTTTGACCCAGTCGGATGCTTTGCGGTTGCCCATGATAGAGCGTCCCCATTGACCCCATGCGTATGCTTTATAGTTCGCTTCGTCACGGGTACCGACGAAAGGATTACGTCCAATACCGCCGGACTTCCATGGTTGCTCAGCTGCAACTTCCGTTGCTACTGGATGACCTTGTCCGAGTGCCTTGATGGTCTCAATACGCTCTTCGATACCCTTGGCTTCAGCCATCAGGGACTTGACCTGTGCAAGGTCACCGTTACCGGAAGCAAGCTCCCGTGCGGTAGCAAGCACAGACTCTTTTTGATTCTGTAGTTGTGTAAGGTTCATAGTTGTGTCAACAACTCCAAGCGTGCCAGTATGTCGGCTCGCTCATCAATCTCATGGGCTTTCGCCTCGACTACGATGACCGGGTTTACTTCTGGTTGGTCTGCATCCCGCAGAGATTCCCAACACTCAGGAGCAAGTCGCTTTGCAGCTGACCGGCTAAGACCGACTGCATCCCGCAGTCGACGTTCTACACCCCGCAGGGATGCGGGTTGTACACTCTTCATGCCGTGCATGGCATACAAGCCCTTTGCACGTCGAGCAAATTCATCAATGACGGCATCCGCCATGCTTTGATCTGATACGGCTTCGATGGCTCCGCAGAGTGCATCGTAGTAGGCTTCTAATCCCTCGTGGATAAGGTCACCCTCGGCATCATCGTATACCGACATAGCGTACTCTTCCGGGGACTGCTCAGGCATTGGAGCCATGACCATCTCTTCTTCCATATCCATCATAGGCTCCATGCCGTAGTACTCCTTTAGGCTTTTGACGCTGTTACGATACTCGGCTGGTGTGGGTGTGATGCTTGCCTCAGCGATAGGCCACCGGGTGATTTCAGAAACATCACCCATGCTTTTCCGTTCTACCAAGTGTGCAGCTGCACCAGAGGAAAAACCCATCTTGCCTTGCTTGCATAACTTTGCAATCATCGAACCGTACTCATCGGCTAGATCCAACTGAGCCTCGTACCATAAGCCGGTGTTGTCCATCTTGATGTAACCGGTACCGATAGACTTCTTCCCAACCTGTGCATCCATACCGTGGTGGTAGTACACATTGAGAGGAACGCGCTTGCCATCGCTCATTGGGAAACCGTAGTCGGTTGACTTGGTGAAATAATCACCCTCAAGGTCAGCACTCTGGGTATCGCCAAAGCGCACCAGATAACCCTTCACGTAACCAAGCCGGTCGCTCTTTATCCCGTCTACGAATGATGTCAGCACGTCCATGGTGTAAGTATCCCACACGGTATCTTTTACTCGAATGTCGTTAGATCTGGTTCGTAACCCTCTAGGTCTCTAAGCGGGAGTACCCTAGTGGTTGGTCCCCAGTCTGCATTCTGTATCACGGTTGCCATGTCACTGAGTGGCAACCCTTCTGCGTAAAGTGCATACCGTGATTTGCCTAATATTTGTTGAGCCTCCATAGCAGTAAGCCCACGCAAGATATCTTCACCGGTAACCGGCTTGGGGCGTGTATCAGGTATGCTACTATCCCCGGTTATCTCTGCCCAGCTCAAGGTTACCGGAATCATCACGCACCGACAGTTCGGATGGCTTGGCATAATCTCATCGGTGGTTGATAGCGTACCGGACAAAGCCAAACACGCAAGACAAACTCGGCTGTCCTGTGTGGCTTGGCGTCGGTATCCGGTAACCGCTGGGTTCTGCGTGTAGAGTTGCCGTTGCGCTTCACGGGCGCTTCGGATCATCTCAGTACGTGCTATCGTCTCTGCTCGGTAGCGTCCAATGTCTGCAGCTTTGCGTACCCGCCGTGCTACCGTACGTGGTCCTTCACCCAACGAGATACCCTGCACCAAAGCCATCTGCATGGCATCAGTGGTCACCTGCGGTATGGTCGCAAATAACTCACCCAAAGGGCTTCCATCACCCGCCATGCCGACAAAGGCTTGGAGCTGTTCGTCTGGCAGGTTTGTCCATGAACTTCCAAGGCTAACACCCGCCGGTTTACGACCTGCCGCCGCTTCAACCATGCCGACGCTCGCCTCATTCGCAAGGACTGCTGATTCAAGTTGTCCATCAGCCGTTATCGTAGCCCCCTCGATGCTAAACTTTTTGAGGTTCTTTCCTAGCTCTTCAATGTTATCGATGATGCGTTGACGCATCCAAAGTATGGTGTCGGACGGGTCTTCACCGTTATCTAGTCGTTCTTGGATACGACCTTCTAACGCTTCCAGCTCATCGATGCTAGCTTTGGTGGCTGCCCTGTATGCCCGTTGCATCCGGCTGATGGCTACACCTTCACGCTCCAAAAGTTCATTACGAAACTTTTGACTGGCTGCATAGATACGAGCACTGTCGTTGTTTACTCTTTTGAGATGCTTTCCATCTCGTACCCGTAAAAAGGGTGAGACTTGTACACTACCCCCGGAGTGCAGCAATCAACGCTCTTACCGTCAGGTTGCATAGCGTTACGTTTGGATGTAGACCAACTGAACCCGGCATCGCCACCCCATAAGTCCCAAGCAACACGTCCCGGTGAAGGAAAACCGTCTTCACCACTGTTGAAGCCTTCGGCTTTCTTGTCTACCTCATGGCGGCTAAAAAAACTGTACATCCGCAGTATCGTGTCATCGGATAGATTCTCACGGTTGACAATCTGGTTTGCTCGTGCCAAGCCTATTCGTGTGCCGCCGCTAAAACCTTCAGCCTTCCAATCAAGCGCACGCTGTGCAGCTGCAACCATGCCGTCGTTTGGTACCGCCTTGACATCGTAGCTCTTGGCTTCATCACGCAAGGTAACCGGTGCGGCTCCTGTGTGCTGTACTGGCAGGTTTAAGAAGTTGGTAACGCTACCCGGATCGTAACCGGAACGAATCAAGATACCTGCCGCGTTGGTTGTCTCTGCCAGCGATGCACCCGTACCAGCCTGTACGCTGATGGCGGATGGATGCAGTACGCCTTCATCTTCCGGCACGGCTTCAAGCCCCGCAATGCGCTTGGCTTCAGCACGATCAATAATGCCAGCCTTGTACAACCGCTCCGCTCGTTCGGCTTCTGCAGCAAGGTCATCAGCCAACGCCCGTACGGTTTCAAGGTCGTACTGAATGAAGTCACCCTCTTGGGTTTCTGGGTACTCCGGCAACAGGTCTGCGGTAATCGCATCCGCAAGGGTGCGGAGCAGAGGAACCATGCCATCTTCCCACGCCGCTTGTTGAGCGCGCTCATAATTACTGTAGGTAGATCTTTCAAGACCTGAACCAAGCCCCAAGACCATTGGGTTGATACCAAGGGCAGAACAGATGCGTTCTTCCGGTACACGCCTAACGGAATCCAAAGCAAGCTCGGAAGGTGTAAGGCTAACACGGTCAAGTTTGTACGCACCGGTCATAACTACGATGCCGCCGGAACCGTCCCCGGTAAGGTCTTCGTGCAGCTGTCTTTTCACCTGCCGGGCATCATCGATGCTAATGTCTACGGTCTGGTCTTTAGCATCAGGACCAACGATAAGCGATGGCATAGCCCCGTTAGCAAGCAAACCATAAGCAGTTGTACTGGCTGTATTGTCGGTAGCAATCTCACGCAG